AAGGTATTAACACAACCAGCTACTGCGTTTCCTCTGTATCTATAGATGTCTCTTTAGATAGGACTCCAGTAACTAGAATAGGTTCAAAAGTACCCAAGTACAGGTATCCTGATCCAAACGTAAATGGCGAAATATCTGTTTCTATTTTAAAGAATCAGGTAACGGGAGTTGATCTATCAAGTCTAGTATTAGATAAAGGAAATTTAACTATAAAATTTAATCCTAATGAGACTTCGGAAAAAACCTACCAAGTTCAAAACTGCTCTCTAATTTCAGTTTCCGAAGATGCATCTTTGGATGATGACACAAAAATGAATTTTAATTATTCTTTTAATTTAAAAGATAATAATAATATTTTTAATTAAATTTCACTCTGTATATTTGGCAAAATCCTGTTTAAACTTGGGCTTTTTTGTGTAATTTTAAATATGCCATTACCACAGCCTAAAAACGGAGAAAATAAATCTAAATTTATTAGTAGATGCATGGTCGATCTTTCCGACAAAAAAGAATTTAAAGACAATAAACAAAGAGCCGCTGTTTGTTATTCGCAATTTGAAGAAGCTGAGAGCAAAGCTTCTGTGGTAATTAATGACCCAATAAATAAAGAAGACTGTACCTTATTCTTTTCTAAGGCTTCTCCTGATGTTGGTAAGCACTACTTTAAAACAAAAGAGGAGGCTTTAGAAGACGCTAAAAAAATGGGTTTAAAAGGTATACACCCCCATAAAACCAAAGACGGTAAAACCTTGTACATGGCTGGACCTGATCACGAAACCTTTATGAAGCGTCACGATGAGATCTTAAAAGAAAAAGAAAAATCCGACAGTAGTCTTTGGGAGAACATCAGAAAGAAAAAAGAAAGAATCAAAAGAGGTTCTGGAGAGAAGATGAGAAAGAAGGGCGACAAAGGAGCGCCAACATCTGATCAAATAGAAAAAGCTAAAGGAGATAAGTCATGATTAAAAAAACATTAATTCTAATTACAGTAGCAGTTTTCTCTACATCTTGTTCCTCTTGTTGAGGTAAGCAGAAGTGCGTGACCGTGAGTCATGAAGAAACACTCCAGCCAAACCTCAAAGATTATGAGGTAAAAAATGGGAGGCTTTACCCTAAAGAAATGCACCCTGCATTAAAAAGACTGCTTCCTTAGTACCTTAAATATATCATAAAGGCATTGATCCTTTTTGCTAGCCTCCCTAACTTTATTCTTTAATTCAAAAGAATGCGAGGTGTGGGCTATCTCTCTTTTGATCACCCAACCATCTTCGATAAAGTAGTCTGTATCCCATTCAAATATCTCCGAAATGTAATCTAAAGCAATCAAATGCCTTTGAGCTTCAGATATCTCAACTTCTACTGTTTGCTTGCCTGTAATCTTCATGAATGATATTTACACCTTATTAGAGGATTCTGATATATTAAAGATTTTTTTACTCTCTTCCCAGTCAGTATAATTATTGAACCTTTTACCAAAAAGATAATAAACTTTCTTTCCGTTTTTTGTTTCTATAGCTGGCCCATCAGAATTGTGTAAGACCCCTAGGTTCCAGTATTCTTCACAACCATTGTTATAAGTAACTGCTGGTCCCCCATCTCTATGAAGGATTTTACACATTGGGTCCATGTAATATCTCAAAGAGTTTTCTCTCATTCTTATGTACTGCATAGAATTTTCTTTTTATTTAATTATTTTATTAGCAAAACCTTGGTACTGATCAGCTGGTTCTAACTTCCAGCCTTTTATTCCAAAATCATGCGCTCCTTTTTTAGCAGACATCAAGTCATAAACTTGTGGAGAGTCTATTTTATAACAACAAGAATCAATAGGATTTTTTTCCTTATTTAAAATCACAACCATTAATTCCTGATATCCTTTGGGACCAATGACCCTACTATCATACATAAAACTCATTCTGCGCTAATTACAATGTAATCGTGGAAGTTCTTGTAGCTATCCGCATACTCAACACAAGACTTAAAGTCTCCTGAGTGATCCACATAAGAAGAATCAATAACAAAGTACTTGCCCTCTGGGATTGGATATGGTTCAGCTCCTCTGGCTAAATGAGTGGAAGAGATTCTCCAGCCATCGCCATCACTCTTTACTACAGTTTTAAATTTTAAAGTATCGGCAGGATGAGCGTCTTCTTCAAAAGTCTTGAGCATTTTAGTAAGCTGCCACTTAGTCAGAAAAACATGAGCATCAACTTTCTCTGGAGGTACGACCTTTACAGTCTCTTTAACTTGTACTTTTGGTTCTTTATAACCATGCCAAGCAGCTACGCCCCATAGAGGCAAACAAACAAACGCGAACAATAATATTTTTTTCATAATTTTAATTTAGTTACCAATGCCTGATAGTATTTGCAATAATGAAACCACATGTCGTGATATGCACAAACCACCAGAAAGTTCGGATGAGAGCGGCGAGGTCAGCTTCCCTAGGGTTGTCTGACACTCGCTCGCCCATCGTCCTACACCATATTCTCCATAGTTTCGACCTCAAGTCAAGCTGGAATTATGGGTTTTACTTAGTTAAAATGCTATAAATTAGCATTGCTGCGTCCAGAACAAACAATGTACCGAAGAATACGGCAATCGTTTTCAATCCTCTGGTTCTAATTTGGATTGTATCATTAAGATCACTAATATCTTTTTTAATTGACACAATCTCTTCGTTTTCTTTCTTTGTCATAAGCTCTTTACTGTAACAGTGTTTATCTCTCTCCTAATTATCACAATAGGATCATTATAAAAATTTAAATCCTGTATGGTTATTCTATTATTCTGCCAGTATGCCAGTGCATTTTCTTCATTGTGAAACTCTGGGGTATTTGGAACAGACTCATATACAAAACCTCGATCTTTTACAATTAGGTAAACCTGCTTGTACCCTTTCATTTTTTAAAATTCAAGCTTGATAGCTCTAGAGGTTCCTGCCAGCCCAAGAAAAACATCTTTACCTTTCGCTGTAGCGCAAGTAGAGTAGCCAGTTCCAAGGCTCATAATACCAGAACCCTCTTTTGCTGTTGGCCAACCATCCATAAACTCATACTCATAGTCTTTCCATTGAATCTCTTGAGTAAGTGGATTTACCCTAAAGCACTTAGTGTCTCCCCAAAATGCACTGTAAAGCCAGCCGTCAGGAGCAAGATAACCGTGGAAGTTTTTATTCTTATTAGCTACCTTTAAATATTCTACTGGCAAATCAATCTCCTCATAACTATCATCAGCACAATTAATAATTAAAATCTTTTTCCCCGTTCTTGGTAAACAAATTACTTTATTCACACTCTTAACGTATGTAGCTCCAACATATTTAACACTAAACCCAGAAACCCCAGAGGTGACAGGCTTACCTTCCAGCAATGATGTTGTACCACTCTTATCTATTTTAAGGATTTTATTTCCTAAAGCTGGTGGCATGTAAATATTCCCATTTGGATCTGCTGCTGCCCCCCATACATGTCCAAAGAATCCTGTTTGTGGAGGAGTAAATGATCCAATCTCCCCTGTTTTTGTATCTAAAGTATATATTTTTAGAGTTTTAGTATAAGAAGGCATGTAAATAATACCATTCGCACCCTCTGCTCCAGATCTAACTTGAGGGCAAGAGGTGAATTTCTTTTCTAGTGTAATTTCTCCAGTTGATCTTTTTAACTTTGCAATAGAACTAGAATATGCTGGTAAAAAATAAGTATACCCATCAGAAGCTTCCACGTTTCCGATAAACCCATGACTTCCTTTAGTATTTCTTTTTATAGAGTTAGCAAGAGTATCTGTCTCAATGTACATATCAGACTTATAACCCAAAGAATGGATAATTCCGCTATCGTCCATCGCCATCGTGCGAGTTTTTGTGAGATTACCGTGGATCTCACCTTCTAGATACTTGAAGCTTGGCCAAGATGGAGGCGAGCCATCCAAAAAAAAACCACCTTTAGTCTCAGCCGAGGTCTCTGCGCTCGTATATTCTGCGCTGGTCTCCGCGCTGGTGTATTCAGCGGAGGTCTCCGCGCTCGTCCCCGAAGTCGCACGTTGAACTCTTTGCGAAGGACTCATTAGCTCAATCTCACGAGCCTCAAGCTCGGAGGCAAGTTCGCGTGAACTTTTATATTCAG